CAGCCACCTGGTTCAAGAGCTATTGGGTTCTGGAGCCCCGATGGTGGAGTGGGCAACGGGATATTTGGCAATGAATGCGCCTATATTGGAGCTGGAAAAATTAGTTTTAAGCCAGCGCTTAGCGCATAATAATCACCCGATTCTTTCCTGGATGTCAGCGAATACTATTTTGAAAACTGATCCGATGGGCAGGGTTTGCCCGGATAAGCGCTCATCATCTGATAAAATTGATGGTATTGTAGCTCTTGCAATGGCAATCGGCATCTGGATCAAGGAATCTGGTCTCGGCGAAGAGGAGGAACCGGCGATTTTTGTGGATTGGATTTAAGATGGGGCTTGACAAATATCTTGATTAATGTATAATGTTTAACATGGTAAATTGGCCCTGGCGTGAACGCGCTTCCAAGCTGGAAAATTTTAATACGCAAACGGACTGGCTTTCTATTCTTACCGGAGGTCTTTCTACAACGTCGGGAGTAAGTGTCAGCGAGGATAGCGCATTATCTTTGCCTGTATTCTATGCTTGTATAAAAGCTATTTCAGAGGATGTAGCCAAGGTCCTCCTTTTCCTCTATAATAGAGATGGGGAAACGCGTGAGCGTATAGATGATAATGCTTTAAGTGATTTATTCCATTATAAAGCTAATAATTTTCAAAATTCTTTTGAGTTCAGAGAATATTTACAGCAGTGTTTGCTCATTAAAGGCAATGCATTTGCGTATATTGAATACGGCCCGGATATGTGGCCTATAGCATTGTGGCCCCTCAATCCGGATCGTATTTCCATGGAAATTCTTGAATATAAAAATGATCCTGGACGCATAACATATAATTATTCGTATAATTCTAAAAATAATAAAATTCTTGATATACCCCAACATAAAATTTTCCACCTTAAAATGTTTTCTCAAAATGGCTATTGGGGCCGGGGAGTGCTCGATCTGCAACGCGAGGTGATTGGCCTTGGCCTGGCCGAGCAGGAGTTTGGAGCACGATTTTTTTCCGATGATGCTAAGCCTCGTGGAATAATAAAAATCAAACGTGAGAATGTTACAGAGGAGCAGAGGAAAACAATTCGTAAATCATGGGAGGAATCGTATTCAGGCCTGGATAAAAAATTCAAGGTTGCCGTCTTGCCCGATCTGGTAGAATGGCAGACGATATCAATCTCACCTAATGATGCGCAATGGCTCGAGAGTAGGAGATTTACCGTTGAGCAGGTGGCAAGGATGTTTCGGATGCCTCTGCATAAAATTGCCAGCCTGGAAAAGCCCAGCTATGCCAGCATCGAACAACAATCATTGGAATATGTCCAGGATACATTACTATCACAATTTATCAGATGGGAGAAAGCAATAAACTGCCAGTTGATTCCACCTAAATATCGCCGGGAATATTATGTTGAACATAAGCTGGATGTGCTATTGCGCGGGGATACTGAGAGTAGGTTTAGGGCATATTCTACTGCATTGCAATGGGGTATCCTCTCACATGATGAAATTCGCCAGCTTGAAAATCGGAATCCCATACCGGATGGTAAGGGCAATCGCTATTGGATGCCGATGAATATATCAGCATTTACAGGTGATGATGCGGATAATAATAAGATGACTACAAAAATAGGTTTTGCCTTGGATGGTACTAAGGAAAATGATCCTATTGATAAAATGCGAGAGAATATACATCATAAAATGCGGGATGATAAACGTGATGATTTGATATTGTTACGAGAAGCATGGCATGGCCCTGCTGCTCTTGCCTATAAAAGAGCTTATGCTCGCATAGCTAATGATCTGGAGAGGCTAGCCGCAAAAAACGATAAACAGAATATAGAAGAAAGAATGATAAAACACATTGAATCAGCGGCCACCTTTTTAAGGGAGAGCCTGGCGCCGCTTTTTGCTGGATATTATAGGCAATTAAATATACTTGAAAAAGATTATGATTTAATGTATAATAGATCACATGATATAGATGTGCATCTTGATGAAGCTGAAAAATCATTTATAGAGTCGGCTCGTGAAAAGCTGGCCCTTGCTATAGATGCGGAATCCAAGGATAGCATATACGATCTTGTATCGTATTGGCGTAGTAATGATTATGATGGTGGTTTATTAGGCGAATCGCGGGGCATGGAGGCGGATGCAGATGCGGATGGGGGAGCGCAAAGTTGATTGTTCGTGTTCGATGAAATATTTTCCGGAGATATTTCATGTGGAGATTTCATCCATGCCCCGCGATTTATCATTTTAGAAGGAGGGATATATGGGCGCATTAAAGCCGCACTCGACCGATGTAAGCGATTCCGATTGGGATGGTCCCAGGGCGAAGGCTAATTTGAGCAATGATGAGGATTCTGCATATTATAAAAAGGCTTTTGCGTGGTTTAACTCCGATGGTGATCCTAATGTAAAATCGAGCTATAAATTTATTCATCACATGGTAGATGCTAATGGCAATATAGGCGCGGCGAATATAAATGCCTGCATAACGGGTATTGCCATTTTGAATGGTGCTCGTGGAGGTACTAAAATACCGAGTAGTGATAAGCAGGGAGTTTGGAATCATTTAGCTAAACATATCAGGGATGCGGATAGGGAGGCTCCGGAATTGCGTGATTATATAAATAATGATTTACGGCTACGCGAAGTTGCAAGTTCTGATACTCGATTTGATTTGAGGATTGAGGGATATGCGCCTGTGTATAATGTTGAGGCTGATTCGCTTGACATGAGGGAGATTTTCAGGCCTGGATCAGCCAAACCGGTTGATGATGTTGTATTGACCTTGGCGCATGATAGATCAATCATTTTGGCCCGGACCGGTAATGGCTCGTTGAAGCTTGAAGATGATGGAACTGGTTTGAAATTTACAGGAATATTGCCGGATACTCAATCTGCTCGTGATGCTTGGACTCTTATCAGGGATCGGTATATTGCGCATACCAGCTTTGCATATTTGCCGATTATAATGAGAGCAGTGCCGGATAATATTGATTCTGATGGCCGGCAATTATTTGAGGTTTTAGATGCGGAAATTCATGAAATAACGGTGACAGCTTTTCCTGCTTATAAGGATTCTACCGTTGATGTCAGGGATGACAATACTACTGCGTATAATGGCGAAAGCATGAAGCGGGGTGTTTCGCCGCTTGCGGGTGCAGGAGCATCTATAATTGGCCCGCATAATGTTGATAATAATGACGAGACAGATTTTATATCTGCTCAAAAGAAACTGCTTGATATTATATCCGATAGTATCAAGGCCACATGAGGAGGTTAAAAAGTGGAAGAAAAAATCTTGATCGAAAAATGTGATGAGCGTGTAAGACGAGCTCGTGATCTCCTGAGCGAGGTTGAGGATGGCAAGAAGCCATTTTCGGAAATTCGAGAGGGATACGAGCTTGCCATGTCGGAGATTTTTGATCTGCGCGATCAGATCAAGGCGATTCGCAAGATGAAGGAGGCAGATACATTTCTAGCTGATATTATGTCAGCGAAGGAAAAGGAAGGCTTGAGAAAAAGGGAAAATGGGGAGCTTGATAAAACGCAAGCTGAAATTGATCCGCATGAGTATATATTCCGTGAGTATTTAATCAGTGGTAAACCTGATGCGGGCATTGAGACCATGCGGCGCACTACAGTAAATTCTGATGATTTGATCGAGCGGGCCGTGCAGGCGGACCTTTATACAAAAGGTGGAGCATTGTTGGCTCCGACGACATTTGTTGATAAGGTCATCGAAGCTAAACGCGATCTATTATTCATTAGGAAAATTGCTACGACTCATACAGTGCGGGGTGCTGAAAGTTTGGGCGTGGTGACTATCGAAACTTTGCCTGACGATGCTGACTGGACTGGGGAAGTTTCGACAGCCAGTGAGGATTCATCATTGGCATTTGGCGGCAGGGAATTGAGTCCCACTCGCCTATCGAAGCTCGTAACTGTTAGTCGGAAACTGCTTGATAGATCATCGCATAATGTTGAAGATGTAGTTTTGGACGCGCTGAAATATAAATTTGCGGCGACTGAGGAGAAAAACTTTTTGATTGGCTCCGGTGCACATCAGCCGCTTGGAGTTTTCACGGCATCATCTTCCGGCATTTCGACTAGCCGGGATGTCAGTACTGATAATGAAACGGATTCCGTTACATATGCTGGCCTGGTCAACGCGATGATGACTCTTAAAAAACAATATCGTGCTAGCCCTAATGTCGCGTGGGTTGTGCATCGAGATTTAATTAAGCAGGTAATGCTGATAGTTGATGGTATGGAT